GACCTCTTGAATGGTGTTATCCCTGTTTGGGGCCTCTTATAAGAGGAGGCCCCGAGAAGAGAGAACTAAAAGAAGAACTAAACTAATCGAAAACTAATTTTGTTAAGCCTTTATTGGCCATAACTAAGGAATTTAAATAGTCTAAAGCATTACCCTTTAGGGACTCATTGAATTCTTGAGTTCTTAGGGCACTATCCATTATTGCACCATCATCAAATATAGCGTTTTGCATATTAAGTTGGTGCGCTTCTTTCCATCTGTCTCTGCAATCCCTATAGGTTACTGTTAATCCGTCTAGGGTTAGGGTTGCAAAGGCATCATTCACTCTGGCTAGGAGGTCTTCAAAATATTCTTTTCCATGTATTGAAGCCTCATAGAGAGCATTGTTAGCATTATCTCTGACAGCTTTTTGAGGGTCTGTGCTGTCTCTAACCCACATGATTTGCTCCTCCACACTAACTTTGTCAAGAGGGCATTTCCATATCTTTTTGTTTTTCTCATCTGGGACAAAACTTCTTTTTAGGAAAGTTGTTTCAGTAATGTCACAGTGAGGTTCTGACTCTTCTATGGGTCTCTTTTGATCATCAGTATAAGTGATCCCATATTGTTGGAGCCATTTTGCTACTGTTCTAAGATTATAATAGGGTAAAGCATCAGTACAAACAGCTACTACGTTATCATCCCCATATGTAGCAACCTCACAATACTCCATAAAGTAATTGGGAGTTGCATAAGCAGAAAGAGGAGTTTCATTTAAGATGTCTACCCAAGCCATACTAAGAAAATAAAAATTAACAAAACAATTAAAAATAACAGTCATAGAGAACCCAGAGGGTATACCTTGAGTAATCTCCACAACTCCATCCCTAATAATAGAAATCCTATTGTAGCATTCCGAGATCAGAGTTTGCCTAATGAGAGCATTCTCTGGACCATCATCATACCACTCATTAATAATATCTACTATAGCTGAGTATATTTCTGGGGGACCAATGCCATCAAATTTGGCATAATCACCTGCAAATCCCCTCCTGGACTTCTCCAGCATGTTATTCATCAGTTCAGTCCATTCCATACTGTCAGGATTGATTCCAACCTTAGTAAAACTTTTGCTCCTCCATTCCATGACCATAACTGCAAAATCTAGGAAATACATTCTGTAGCACAAATTAAGGTCAAGAGGGAGGTTAGTGAATGTTCG